AAATAGTTGCACTATTAATTGAAGGTATAAAAGAGCAGCAATTAAAAATAGAATCTTTAGAAATAGAAATTGAACAATTAAAAAAACAAAAGGGTTTATAGTTCATGTATGATGTTTACTACACAACTGCAGGAGGTCCTTGGTTTAATAGTGGTGCTGATATGTGGGTTACAAATTGGATAAATGAGGTTGCTCCACATTTAGATACCAAACCTCTATTGTTGTTTCATAGAACTAAACCAAAAAATTACGAAGATTATCCAATAAACATTGATCATGTATGGGAGATAGATGAAGCAAAGATAGATGGCATATTAAAATCTGCCAGAAAAATTCATATATTACATGGACATTATACACCAACAACCGGAATATACAATAATATAAATGATATAGATTCGATTGTTTTTCATAACTTAACAAAAATATCATTAATAGCTCAAAAAGAAAAAACTAATTATTTACATTGGTATGGTGATTGGGAATGGGAAAGTGAATTAATAGATAAAATAAAAAATAAAATTTGGATAGGATTGTATGATTTTCCATACCAAACCGAAAATTTACATTTTATTTCCAATTATTACGAATTTTCACAAAAATCAGAAATAAATACGAGTACAAAAATTGGATTCGCAGCTAGAGCAGAGGGTAGAAAGAATTTGGAATTTATAAAAGATTTAGAATCATACATCTTTACAAATTCAGATACCTTTAACATATATTATAGAGAAAAATATGGATACAAATTTGAAAATTCAAAAGTTTATAAATTTAAACATAAAAATAAAGAAAGATTTTATCAAATGGACTGGGGAGTATCTCACTCTTGCTTTGAATTTGAACCATTTGGATATGGAATATTTGAAGCAGTGGATTGGGGTAAACTTCCAATACTACACGAAAATTGGCATGTACCACTTGATTACAAATACAAAGCATTTGACAAAGAATCATTTGAACAAATATACAAAACAATATGCGAAGATGATTATGAAACCCGTAAAAGAGAGTTTGAAAAGCTTAAAAATTGGATGATTACACACTTTTCGGATAAAGAAGGATGGAAACAAAAACTTTTAAATATTTATAACGGAGAATAGTATAATATGCCAAAAACCAATTTATCATTAGGAAATTTATATAGAGCAATAAGTGGGTCAGCTAGAACATCACAAGTTGTTACTTTAAATGGTTTGGCCGGTGGAGGATCAAATATTGCATTTAGTGAATTCGCAATTGATTCCGTAACCGTCACACCACCGGCATTTACATACATTGTAGAAGATACAAGTGAAAATGCTACATTTACATTTACATCTCCAGGTACAAGACATGGAAGTAAAGTTGGTATAGTTGCAAATAACTACACTTGTTCATTCAATAACGCAAACTTCACAGTTCCGAGTTCATCATTGGGTGCATCACCTTCTTTTAATATAAAAGCAGCTGCACAACAACCAGCACCATACACAGGATCATCAGCGGTCTTAACTATGGCATATGCGGATTTTTATAATATAAACGCAACAAATCACGCCGTTTCAACTTTAAAAACATTATATGCGGTAGATGTTTATAATACCATAAACCAACCCGATTTTTGTTTACTATTTGGTACACAAATTCAATTGGAAGATGGTAGTGAGATTAATGTAGAAGATTTAAAAGTTGGGGATATTGTAAAAGCATGGGTACCAGATGGATTGCCTGATGAAGATTTACCATTGAACACAAATAGTGTTGATTGGAGAATGCATTTATTGGAAAATTTACAAGGAAGTGAACAGAATGTAGCAATAGAAAACATTACATTTGATTTCGCAGATGCATATTATTCATTAAATAACGGATTAATAAAAGCAACAGAATTTCACCCAATATATGTTTGGGATTCGCAAATAGATAAATACAGATTTAAAAATATATGTGATGTAATTATTGGTGATAAACTAATAAGATACGGAGTAGATGATCTGTTAGAAGAAGTTGAAATTGTAGATATTGAATTATTATTTGAAGATGTAGAAATTGTAACTTTAAATGTAGAAACAGCAGACGTTTATATATCTAATGGATTTATTTCACATAATAAAGGAACAACAACCCAACCAAACATACCATATCCTGGATTAAGAATGTATTTGGATCCTTCAAAGGCCTCATCATTTACTGCCGGATTGCCATCTACAGGAACACCAACTGTCGATTGGATGGATTTGGCAGGATGGAATACGGGTGTAAGACCTGGTGGACAGGGTGGATTAGGACAGGGTAGTCCATCATATAATAATGGTGGTGCAACTAGAAAGGATTATTATTACGCACTAAATGGAACTAATCAAATATTCTACAAAGATACTACATCTAATATAAATGGTGGATATTCGGAGTTTAATATAACGGCAGGTACAATACATATGTGGGTAAGACCAACAACTACATTGGGAACATCTACAAGAAGATTGTTTGATTATAATGGAAACTACGGATTTGCAATAGAATCAAGTGATAGTTCAACATTAAATAGATTAAAATTCTATTCAACACCATTGGGAGATTCCGCACAAGTTACAACATCACTATCTAGTAATGTTTGGTATTTAATATCGGTAACATTTGGTAGTGGAGTGGCACCACAATTTTATGTTGATGGTGTAGCAGTTGGTACATTAACAGCATCGGCAACAATATCGGCACCTACAAGTACAAATTATATAGTAGTTGGTGGTAATGATGCATTTAGTAGTTTTTGGAATGGTCAGATTGGCCCTGTTCTATTTTATAATAGAATTCAAACATCAACGGAAGTTGATCAAGTATATGATTATTTCTCACCAACATATAAAGTATAATTTGTTGTTTTGAAAATAAAAAATATATTTATACATTAGAAATACTAATTGTAATTAATCAATAATTAAAATAACATGGCAGAGAAAATTGTATCACCAGGCGTTTTTACAAGAGAGAACGACCTTTCATTTTTACAACAAGGAGTATCCGAAATAGGAGCAGCTTTTATAGGACCTTTCAAAGAAGGACCTGCAGTTCCAACAGTTGTAAATACACAAACCGAATTTGAAACTCTTTTCGGAATAGTAGATGATACCTACTATACACCATTGGCGGTGCAAAACTATTTAAGAGAAGCAGGAACTGCAACTATTTGTAGAGTTGTAGGTGTTGGTGGATACACTGCACAAAATCCTCTTTTGATAAACGTAAGTTCAGGATCAGATGGAGCAACTGCAAACGAAATAGTATCTGCATCAGTTGGTATATTGTTTCCAACAGATAAAAATATATTGACTACTGGTTTAAGTGGATCTACATACACAACTGCAAATGGTAGTTTGGGATATGGTGATTTGATTATGTTTGTTACGGGTTCTACTAACTATACTGGATCAACATCTGTAGATCCTGAAGATACAAATGATATTGAATCCGTTTTTGGAACATCACCAATAGGAGCAAAGGGTGGATATGTTTATGGATTCTTTAAGAGCCCAGTTGAAACTACAAACGGAAAATCAATAGTATATGGTGCAACTGTATCATCTAGTGTTGTAGTATTGGGTGATCAAGACTTTACAGATGATGCACAAGAAGCGGTAACTCCATATGTTCAATCACAATTGATTTCAGGAGAAAGATATAATCTTTTCCAATTTGAAACAATTGGTGTAGGTAATTCTGCAAATACAAGAGTTAAAGTTGCAATCACAAATGTTAAAGCAGCTGGAACTGTTGCAGGAACGGATTATGGAACATTCACCGTTGTTGTTCGTGATTTCAATGATACCGATAAGAAAAAAGTAATACTTGAAACATATTCTAATGTAAATCTTGATCCTAATTCTCCAAACTATGTTTCAAGAGTAATAGGTGATAAATATATTTCAATCAGTGCTGCAGGAAAGATATCAGAAACGGGAGATTGGGTTAATTATTCAAAATATATTAGACTTAAAAATGTATCAACAACCGCACCGGTACAGGCGGTTCCATTTGCACACGCTGCATATCAATTACCTGTAAGTGCAGGAGTGTACGCAAACTGGATTCCAAAAGTAACATATAGTACCGCTTCTGTAAGCGATTCTACAAAATATAGTGGTATTGATTTAGATAACAATACTGATAATAATATATACTTAAAACCAATACCAGCTAGTGCAGGAGTAGGAGCAAATACAGTTTTCTCTTTAGATAGCACATGTGGATTAACATTAAGTGGTACATCATCTACCGATGTTGCAAAAAGACAATTCATATTAGGATTCCAAGAAGGATTTGATGGTATGAGTCCTACAACATCAATTTATAAAGGAGCCGATATAGTAGCAGGAAACTCACAGGGTTTTGATTTATCTACGGCAACTGCAAGTGGTTCAATTGCATACTCAAAGCATATCAACGCACTTTCAAACGCAGATGAGTGGGATATCAATATGGTTGTAACTCCTGGTGTTGTTAAAAGATTACACTCTTCAGTTGTAGATGATATTATTGAAATGGTTGAACAAAGAAGTGACTGTTTCTACATTATGGATGGAACTGCACAAGATGATACAATAGATCAAGCAACAGGACAAGCATCCGCAGTAGATTCTAACTATGTTGGAACTTACTATCCATGGGTTAAGACAATCGATGTAAATACAAATAAATTAATAGCAGTACCACCATCAGTATTACTTCCTGGCGTATTCGCATCTAACGATAGAGTAGCAGCAGAATGGTTCGCACCAGCAGGTTTGAATAGAGGTGGATTGTTAGGAGCAGTTAGTGTGTTGAATAGACTTACTCACTCTGAAAGAGATACTCTCTACGAAGGTAAGGTAAATCCAATCGCTCAATTCCCTGGACAAGGTATTGTGGTATTCGGACAGAAAACATTACAAGATAAACCATCTGCACTTGATAGAATCAATGTTAGAAGATTGTTGTTGACTGTTAGAAAATACATCGCATCTACTTCTAGGTATTTAGTGTTCGAACAGAACTCTTCTGAAACAAGAAATAGATTCTTAAATATTGTTAACCCTTATTTAGAGGGAATCCAACAAAGACAAGGTCTTTACGCTTTCAGAGTTGTAATGGATGAGAGTAACAACACACCTGATGTAATTGATAGAAACTTCTTAAAAGGAGCTATCTACTTACAACCAACAAAGACAGCTGAATTTATCCAAATTGATTTCAACATCCTACCAACGGGTGCGGCATTCAACGGATAATTTAAAAATTGAATATTTATAATAAATAAAATAGTAATAAAATGCCAGAAATATTAGAGTTTGATAAAATGTTCTATAAAAATTTTGAACCGAAGCTTTCGAATAGGTTCATTATGGAACTAAATGGTATAGAGTCATACATCATCAAAACAGCAAGTAGACCAACATTTACATCTGAAGTTGTTGAATTAGACCACATCAATGTAAAAAGAAAAATCAAAGGTAAATCTACTTGGGATGATATCAATATCACACTTTATGATCCAATTGTACCATCCGGTGCACAGCAAGTGATGGAGTGGATTAGACAATCACACGAATCACTTACAGGTAGAGATGGTTACGCTGCATTTTATAAGAAAGATATAACTTTCTATCTTTTAGGACCAGTTGGTGATAAGGTTGAACAATGGACTTTGAAAGGAGCATTCATTTCATCAGCAAACTTCGGTGAATTGGATTGGTCAGGTAATGACCCATTGAGTATAGAATTAACAATATCATACGATTACGCAATATTGGAATATTAATAGTTTTAATCTTAAAATAAGAAAGGGGAGCATTTATGTTCCCCTTTTATTTTTTCAAAACTACGATATATATAATAAAGAAAGTTATATAAACTATGGAACAAAACATTGAACAACAAGTTACAAGAGGGCCGGTACAACAACCAATTGCACAAAAAACGTACCCATTCCCAACAGAAATTATCAGTTTACCATCAAAGGGATTGTGTTACCCAGAAGGACACCCACTATCTAAAGGTGAAATTACAATTAAGTTAATGACTGCAAAAGAAGAAGATATTCTTACTTCTGCAAATTTAATTAAAAAAGGAATTCAGTTAGATAAACTATTAGAATCAATTGTAGTTGAGCCTGGGGTAAATATAAATGATTTACTCATTGGTGATAAGAACGCAATACTTATAACATCAAGAATATTAGCATTTGGACCGGAGTATGATGTTACTATAACGGATCCTGAAGAAAGAGAGCCCGTTGAAGTGGCAGTTGATTTATCTAAAATAAAGATAAAAGAAGTTGATGAAACAAAATTAAATAGGAATAATGAATATGATTTTCTTTTACCTGTTTCAAAAACTACAATTAAGTTTAAGTTATTAACACATGGTGATGAACTTGCAATAAACAAAGATGTTGAAGCAAGTCAAAAGACACTAAAAACATCAAATGAGATTACTACACGGTATAGAAGAATCATTACCGAAGTGGATGGTAATAGGGATTTGGGATATATAAGTTCATATGTAACCAATAGATTGTTGGCGGGAGATTCTAAAGCATTAAGAAAATATATAGGTGAGATAACTCCGGATTTGGATTTAACATTTGAATACCAATCACCGTTTACAGGGGAGACGGAGGCTCTACGCATCCCGTTTGGGATTGACTTTTTTTACCCTACCGATTAATTATTCAGTAATGCTCCATCAAAAAATATTTCAAATGATATATTTTGCAAATGGTGGATTTAATTGGAACGATTTATATTATATGCCAATTAAATTGAGAGAATTTTATTGGAAAGAATTATTGAGAGTAAAGGATGATGAGAAAAACGAAATTGAAAAAGTAAAATCACCAAGTAGTTCATCTAGAGTAAGAAGAAGATAAAAAATAATATTTATATTTATATAAATAAACGATACTTCATGCGAAAAAAAATATTAGTTAAGGAGGCCGGATTGATGGACTTTTTTAAAAGCTTTTTTAAAGCAAAGGCCGATAATAAAGAGTCTCAATGGCTTTCTAAATTGAGAAAAGCTGATCCGGATCTGGCCGATGTTTGGTCTGATTATGATAGAGCAGTTACCAAAAATATGATTAACCAAAAAAGAAATTTAGAAAAATTGGGAATAGATGCATCTCATATTGATGCTATTATAAAAAAATACGGACTTAAAGTAGATTAAGTTATAAATGGCAAAATCCCTAAAACAACAACAAGCTCAAACTGGAAAAGAATTTGATGAATTAGCCAAAATACAGGCTGAATGGGATAAACTTTTAGAAAAAAAGAGAAAAGGACAAAAATACGATGAAGAACGATTAAAATATCTCAAACAAGAATATAAAAGTTATTCTGAATTAGAAAAATTAGTAAATAGTTTAGGAGATTCCTATAATGAATTTAATAAATCAATAGATGATTCTAACAAAAGATTAGCAGATAGCATAGAAAATTTTGAGGAAGTAGAAGAATCCATAAAAAGTATTGGATTTGGAATTGCCAAAAATGAAAAGTTATACGATGCATTCAGTTTAAAAATTGATAGTGCAAAGGGTACACTTCAAAGTATTTCTGCTATATTACAAAATCAATCTAATTTAAGTCAAAATCAAATCGATAATGCAGAAGCGGCAGCGCAATCGTATAAAAAAGTATTTACATCCGTTGGTGATGCAAGTAAAGAATTAAAACGAGGAAATATAACTCAAACAGAATTCAATGAGTTAGTACAACAATCCTATAAAGAATTTGCAACATTAATAGATAATATAGATGACAGTACGGAATCCGGCAAAGCATTAAAAGAAACATTTTCAGATGCTTATAAAGAAATAGAATCTTTTAATAAAGCAGCTGAAAAATCCGCAAAAGCAATGGGTATGCTGGATGCTGCAGTAGATCAACTGGGAAGTTCAGGAATACCATTGGTTGGACAAATGGGGCAAGCATTTCAAAAATTAGCAAATAAAGATATCAAAGGTGCCAAACTTGCCATTACTGCATTAGGTGCAGCAGCTGCAGGACTTGCATTTAGTTACTTTGGAGCAGATATGCAAGCAGCGGCAGTTGCAGCAAACGATGTAAAGCAAACAGGAATTGATGGAGCAAAGGCAGTCGGTAAACTACAATCAGATGCAGCATTTATCCCACAAAAAATACAATTAGAAAAAGATAAAAGTGCAATCGAATCTGCAAATGAAATAGCTAAATTAACAAACGATGCAGCATTCGCTTCACAAAAAGCAGCAAACTCATTTTCCGCATCAATGAAGATGGCTGCAGCACAATTCACTGCCGCATCCAAAACTGCATTGTTTGGTAATAAATTAGGTGGTGTTGGATATGGTGCTGCACAATTACAAATGGCAGGAATCGGTGCAGAAAAGATAGCAAGTGCAATGAGTGCAGCATCTTCCGCAACTGGTAAAATGCCAACGGGTAAGATGGGAGCTGATATGGCAATAATGGCCGAAAGAACGGGTCAATCAGTTGAGAGTATAGCATCCATAAATGAGATGTTTCAAAGAATGGATGGTATGAGTGCCCAAACTGCAATGAATATGCAGGAGGGGATGAGAGCAATGGCAGATAACGCCGGAATATCATTGAGTAATTTAATGACAGAAGTTGCAGAGGCTTCAAAGGATGCATTGGGATATCAAATAAAGAGTGGACCTGCATTAGCAAAAGCAGTAGCTTATGCACAATCTATGGGTGTTAGTTTCGGTGATGTTGCAAAGGCAGGTAAGAATATGGTTATGAACTATAAGGATAGTATAAAAGCAGAAATGCAATTATCATCTTTATTAGGAGAACAAGTTGACCTTTCCGAAGTAAGAGCAAAATTCGCAGCAGGTGATACCGAAGGTGCATTGGAAGCAATAAAAGCACAAGGTTTGGATCCTGCACAAATGGATATGTTCCAACAACAGGCATTGCAAGATGCACTTGGTGGATTGGACTTAAGTTCTATATCAAAAGTAGCACAGAATACAGGCGCACAAGTTGGAGCATTACAAGGCGGACAAGCCGGCAAACAAAATCAATCGTTCCTATCGAGAACAGTTGGTGCACAGGCTGCAATGGAAGCACAGCAAGCTCAAATACAGGCAGACCAGGCAATAATAGATGCATCACTTTCTGAAAAAATAAATCAAGCATATCTTGCATCTCCTGAATATTTGGAATATCAACAGAGATTAACGGATGCGGCAATCAAAGAAGAACAGTTATCTACACAAATGATGGCTG